GGCCCCCTGCATGTCACCGGCAAAGGCACAATTTTGAGGAAATGCCTTGCGGTCAATCTGTGTGAGACCGGGCTGAAGCGTGTACGAGCCGGGGTACACCGACATTTAATATCTCAAAAGAAGTTTTTACCGACGACTGCCCCTATCGCCGCGAGGACCACCACTGGGGTCCAAACCAGAATAGGCCTCGGGCTGAACACCCCAAAAGTTGGGGTCACACTTGCTCGGATCATCGCGACACGTTGGGTCAAACTTTTTGCCATAACACCACTCAGCAAATGCCGTCTGGTCGCCGGGAATACTGCTCACTGGGGCAGAGATAAACTGACGAGCAAATGCCTTGCGCTGTGAATCAGGCATGGCGCCTCGTGACCGAGTCGCGCCATACATCACTGTATTATCCAACGTTTCAGCAACCTGTCTCTCGACACTGGGATAGTAACACGCCGCCGCACGATCAGGATTATCAGTATAATCAGTGAGAAGCACATTGCCAAGAGGATTGTCATTGCTGGGCATCTGACAGTCAAAACTGGGAGCACCTGGAGCATCCTTGACAACACCAGTCTTGTCGAATACATAAAGAACACCAATCACCATAGCAGCGAGGACAAAGACGCGCAGGTCCCGTTTTATAATATAAAGAAGACACGAAAGGTACAAGATGAATCGTGTACTGGCATTTATGCGCTCAGCTGGTGACTGCCTCTTTGTCGGCCAAAATGAGAGTATCTTATCTGAGCGAAATAATTCACGAGGGTTGTTAAACCAACTCTCCATTACTAATCTGTGATACTTTATTTTACTTCTTAAGCAATCGCTGACCCTTCTTTGGCTTCTCCTCACCACCTAGCCCCATGTTACCAAGCATGCCAAAGAGTCCAGACATGCTCGACATGAGAGAAGCAGGATTGGCGTCACCGTTCTGCATACCCTCGGCGCACTTGGCTGCCACGCCCTCAACCATGGAGAGCATATCCGCTGGAATACTGGTAATGGTCATGCCCAAAAGGTTGAGCGTCTGGATGTACTGCCAAATTGCATCCTTGGTTGCTGTAGACAATTCAGGCGTCCAATATTTTTTGATGTCGAGGTGCTCAAAATGGTCAAAGATGGAATCATCCTTCTGCATAATCTGACCAGAGTACTTGGAAACCTCATTCATGAAGATATCCACACACTTGCGAGGATTGGCGGCGCGCATGATATCAAAGGAGGCATGGTACTTTTTGAAAGATTTCTCCTCTGGAAATGTCTGCTCAAGCTCGTTAAGAAACTGCTCCATCATATCAGTAAAAGTGGAAACGGAAGTCATCTTTGCTGATACTTTTGTGCTATAATTCTTTATATGGGTCGACTCGACTTGATTAAAATGGTTCAGATGAGATAGTCTCGCGTTTGGCAGCACCATTTGAAACTATAAAGTACACTAAAATTGCGATCAAGGCGGATGGTTTCGCATAGGCACTTGTCGGAAGCTTTCCCTCATTGTTGATGTGCGCCTTGGCGTGAATGTATCCAGCTGTCACGGCTGCTGCAAACAGTGCGGCCCACAGTGGGTCACGCAGATAGTCCTCCATTATTAGTTCCCTGAGAAAAATACTTACTCTTTTGCATCCGGGAACAAGACATCTTCATCGCCACCCATACCCTTGACATCGATATTCTTGACATCATCTGGTGTAATAGGAGCAATAGGAGGGACTGGGTCGAGAGACGGTGGCGGCGGTGGAGCAGGAACCTCTGCAGTCGGTGTCTCTCCGGGAGCACCTTCTTCGGGAACAGGTTCCTCTGGGCCTCCCTCTTCAATGTCTGGGTCCTCTGTGTCTTCCACCGGGTCAGAGTTCATCTCGACGCTCTCAGTCTGCGTGATGTACGTTTTCAAAATGTCTTGGATCGGAACCATCTCCTTGACAGTCGCCTCAATGCACGCAACAAACTTTCGAGCCAGTCTGTCATCACGCTCGTACTCGGCGAGCTCTTCGTGAAAGATATACGGGTCCTTGTAAAGGTCTTTGGCCGCGTTTGTGTAACACCCGTGAATGAAGATGTCATTTGTGGGTAACTTTATAGAAATCTTCTTGTCTGGCGCCGCGTTCAGACGCACGGATGATAGAATCTTGACGTAACTGACAAAGACCGCCGCCATCAAGTCATTGAACCACGCACATGAACTGGTCAGCTTTTCTGTATGCTGATGAATCATGTGATTGTTCCAATTGGGCACTTCTTTCAAAAGGGTCTGATACTTTTTGAGAACTTCACGTCCCTTGGACATCTTAGCGGCCTCTGTGTACAAGTTTTCGAATGTTTCAATCATGACTGGACAGAGAACTCCGCAGAGCTGTGCAAGGTACTCTTTCTTGGCTTCGACAAGAACAGTCAGTCCATCCATTACTATTGACTGGAAAATGTCTTTCATCGTTGAGCGCATCACCTGTACTTATTCGCCGCCTTGCGCAAGTTAACCAGTGACGGCAAAGACGTATCCTCTTCTGCGATTGTTTCTACGAACCGGGGAGGAACTTTCGTGGGCTGGGATGCAGCAGGGTACCATGAGACAAAGAGACTATTTGGCGATACAACGACAACGTCGAATCCACTTCGTTCAATTTGACGTTTTATGTAGGAACTGGCTGCTACAAGACTAAACATCGGAAACCCCAACACAAATGGAGGAATAGTGAGCATCACTTGTTTTTGATTCATGGTTGCAGCATTTTGAATTTTTCGACAAAATTGTTCGTAAATCTTTGTGTACGTCTCCTTTCGGACACGCCTTTTTTGAGTATCCATCTTATTTATCATGTCACGAGTAATCATGCTATATGAAAGGATTTTACGAATTGATTTACAACGAGAACACTGATTGTAACTGAGCAGCCGTGGGCATGGTCTCTCGCTTGAGCTGGTCACCTGAAGCAAACTGGTCAAAGGCGTCAACTTTGTCAATCGTCTTTTCATTCTGAATTTCGAGTGACATCACATCTTTTCCCTTGACAGTGACAGAAACACCAATTCCATATGGGTACGAGTCTGCAACCATGAACATAAATCGACATTTGAATGCATCACCATCCTGGTGAACGTAACTTGTCTCAAGCGGATACACACACTTCCCAATCTTCTTTGCAAGTGCAGGCTGCACAACACTTATGATTGTAGCGATAGTGTCACGAGTGACTGGACTACTGACCTCAGACGGAGGTGAACGCTTCGCCTCGTACTTTTCTTGCATCAAAAAATAAGCAAGTGTCAGACCAGCAAATGCGACGAGTGCCGCCATTATTATTACACGTTTAAAAAAATTAGGAATCATAGTACTAATGGCAGCAGCTCTGCTCGTATATAGTCCGAAGTGTCAGCACTCCTTAGACATTCTTCGATTCTTGGACACAAATCCGCCGTTGAAGCAGCTTGTGACGCTTCACAATGCAAGCGCTCAGGGAATACCACCCCAGTATGCCAGCCAGATATCAAGAGTCCCGACATTGTTGACAAAAAATGGAAAGATTCTTGTCGGCAAAGAGGTTCGGGCGTGGCTCGACTCACTGCTTCCAAACACAATTACAAATTGCGAGATTGGAGGTTCGAGCTGTACATTCTCGTCGTTTGACGGAACGGAGGACGACGGAAACATCTTTAGTCTCGATAACTATGGTCAGTCGCTCCAGCCAGCCATGACTCCTGAACTCCAGGCAAAGATTAGTAAAAAGATTGACAAGACCACTTAAAAATTTTAGACTCAAACTCAGAAATGAGGTTCTGTACTATCCAGGCTTCTGCCCTCAAATCTGCATTTGAAGTACTCAAAGACATTCTCAACGATGTCAACGTGTACTTTACTGAGAAGGGCATGCGCATCCTCACCCTAGATACGGCACGAGTCGCGCTTGTTGACATGTTTCTCTCGTCTGAAAACTTTGAAGAGTACACGTGTCAAACACCCATTGTCGCGGGCATAAACGTCACAAATATGTTTAAACTTCTCAAGTTTATATCCAATAATGATACATTGACGATTGATATTCACAATCGCGAGTACCTTGACATTCATATTGAAAATGCAAGTAAAAAGACGGATACAAAGTTTCAGCTCAAGATGCTTGACATCAACGAAGACCAGATTGAGGTTCCTGAAATTAAGATGGCTGCCGCGACACTGATGCCCTCGATCGACTTTCAAAGAATCTGTCGCGATATGAACAACCTGGCGACCGAGGTTGAAATTACGCGTAACGACAAAAAGTTTATCATCAAGTGTCACGGTGACTTTGCGAGTCAAGAGACTGTGATTGAGTGCAATGACGACTTCAAGGGACTTTTGGCCGGCAAGTACTCACTCAAATATCTCAACTTGTTTACAAAGGCGACAGGTATGTGTTCCACTGTGCAAGTGATGCAAGAGCTCGAGAACCGCTTTCTGGTACTCAAGTACAACGTCGCCAACCTAGGCGACTTGAAATTTTACTTGGCAACAAAGATAGATTCATAAAAATGATTGGTTTTATTATATGATTCCTCGGTTTGACTTTGTTTTGTCGTACTGGATTTTTGTTTGGTACCTTTTGTACATGTTCGGGGTTCCGGTATACAGTCCAAAGTTTGCTCTTTTGTGTGGGATATTTTTGAATGTCGTGTCCCTTTTCTTTATGAGCGATTGGAGGCGCATTTTTATTTTTTTGCTCATAAACATGTGCATCAAGGTCATCCCTTTATACACTTTACGTTTTGAGCGCATCGATGTCGCCCGCGACCTTCCAGTTTTTGCGGGTTTATTATGTTTTTACATGGCCTGGATGTACCTTAATAGGTCTAGTGTACGAAACACAAGCTTCACCCCTATGACCCAGCTAATTTTAAATAAACTGTAAAATAGTTAAAATTTTACTTGACAGCAAACATAGAGGTATGATTGCAGTAAAAACAAACCGATGCACACTTATAATGCAAAACGACGAAATCTTTCTTCGAACAAGACGGCGTCACATAAAATTCGAATCATCAAAGAGTCTTTATGACATGTCACTCTTGATTCTCGACAACATTGAATGGCGACGTGAAACATTTCCAGAGATAACTCTTGAACAAGAGGAAGATGGTCTTCTTGAGGTCCTTCAGGCATTTCGCACTTGGTATGAAACACGAAAGTCGCGTGCCAAAGTTCATCTTCGAATGGTGGGAAAGCTCTTGTATTGGCACAAGCTATCCGTTGAAAAGTTGTGGGACCCTAGCAATCCCGCCAATTGGGACCGTATATTAGAAAATTGATATG